CAATTGAAGACCCTTCCAGTGTTAAAGGATTCCCTGAGACAGGAACTGGTCGTGCTCTCTCACCGACTATCGGACGTTATTTCAATGCTGTCTTAATGGCAGATATCGTCGGAACAGGTGCCTCTACAAGGCGTGTTATAAGAACTCAACCTCACATGAATGTAGGGTTAAAGAATTCGGCTCCAAAGAGAGTCAAGCTAGAATATCCTCTAGAGAATGGCCTGGCTGAATACTTTCGAGCCGTCCGAGGTTCGGCAAAAGCCGAACAAACCGCAGCTGAATAGGAGAATGAAATGGCTGTTAATTTTAAAGACTTGCTTTCGCGTCCTGTTGACTCAGCAAAGAAACCTCCGGTAAAGCCACCTGGAACTTATCATGGAATAGTTGCGGAGCACTCTTTCGCTGAAAGCGCGAGACAAAAAACCCCCTTCGTTCGCTTCGTCTTCAACAACATTCAACCAGGAGAAGACATCCTCAATGGCGACACCAGATTGCTCAAAGATGAAGAAGGAGAACCGATAGATTTCTCGAAATGGAGACCGCATAAGGATTTTTACTTAACCGATGATGCACTCTACCGGTTGAGAGAATTCTTGCAATCTCTCGGGGTAGAGACGGCAGGAAGGAGTTTCCAAGAAACAATCCCTGAAACCAAGGGAATGCCAGTCATCCTCCAAGCAGTTTCTTCCACTTCCGACGATGGAAGCAGAATTTTCACAAATATCAGTGATGTAATGGGGGCGAGAAGTTAAACCGGGCATTAACTTCTCTTTCGAGGGACCTTCTTGGTCCCTCCTTTTCGGGAGGTGAGAGTCATGTCAACAGCAATGATTAGAGTTGAAGAAATCTACATTGCACCTGACAGGCAGAGAGAAGACAAAGATATTTCCGATCTCTTACCTTCAATTCGTGCTCGAGGAATAATCCAGCCGATTGTTGTTGAAATAAGTGGAGGAGCTTTTTCCCTCATAGCAGGTGAGCGAAGATTGCTCTGTGCAAAGGAGCTAAAGATAAAAGAAGTCCCGGCAAGAATTTTTTCTTCTCTCTTGCCTGTCGAGAAAGAAATAGTCGAACTTGAAGAGAACCTCCATCGGAAGGACTTGCATTGGAAAGATTTATGTAAAGCTGTCAGAAACATCCATCTCGACTACAAGAAACTCAATCCAAAATGGACTCAAAAAGACACCGCGGAGCAAATCTCCTTCGGAGAAGCAGCGACTTCGTCGCTAATATCAGTCGGAGAGGAACTAATTCTAGGCAACAACAAACAAATCGAAAATGCTTCCGGCTGGTCTACTGCTTACAACATAATCGTTCGCCGTAATCAAAGGAGAGCCGACGATGTCTTTAACGAGCTTATGGAGGGAGAATATCCCAGGAGCGAGGTTAGCCATAGTCCTGGAGAAGAACCACTTTCACATGGTAAGCCAGAAGACCCTGGATCAGATCGAACCGTGGATCTCATTGGAGAACCTTGTATCATCGGAGACTTCACCAAATGGATCGATACTTATAACGGACCTCCTTTCACGTTCATCCACTGTGATTTTCCCTACGGAATCGGACTGGATAAAAGCGATCAGGGAAATTCTGCAGAATGGGGCAGCTATTTAGATTCAGAAGAAACCTACTGGGAACTCTTAAACATTCTTTCTACAAACTTAACTAAACTCATGGCTCCTTCTAGCCACCTTATGTTTTGGCTCTCTTCCGATCTGACTGTAATAAATGGAACCTACCTTCACTTAAAAGCCAAAACCGATCTTAAAGTCAACCCCAAACCCTTGATCTGGTATAAGTCCGATAATCGAGGCATCTTGCCTGATCCAAAACGAGGTCCTCGCCATGTCTACGAAACAGCGATCTTTGCGTCAAGAGGGGATCGATTTGTCAATCATGCTGTCTCCGACGCTTTCTCTTCACCTGCAGGTGAAAAAACACACCAGTCGGAAAAGGCAGAGCCAATGTTACGACATTTCTTTAGAATGTTTCTCGACGAAGGGAGCAGCTTCCTCGATCCAACTTGTGGGAGTGGGACAAGCCTCTGTGCAGCTTATAGTTTCGGAACCGAGAGGATCGTTGGACTTGAACTTAATCCAGAATTCGCCGCAAACGCAAACATAAGATTCAGAAAAACCGTGCACTTGGAACGATTCAAGTGAGTCTTCTTAATCCCTGCATCAAAGCAATCGGTCCGAAAGACGCCAAAATCATGCTCATCGGAGAAGCACCAGGAGAGCAAGAGGAAAAAGTTGGAATCCCTTTTATCGGCGCTTCCGGCCAACACCTTGATGGAATGCTCGCTTCCGCAGGGCTTCGTCGAAGAGACCTCTACTTAACAAATGTGCTCCAAACTCGTCCTCCCAGGAACGACCTCGATGAATTCCTCATTTCAAAGAAAGACTTGCCAAGTGGATATAGAATGCCACCACTGCGGCAAGGTAAGTACCTACACCCTGAGCTATTCCCTGAACTTGATCGCCTTGCCGAAGAATTATCCCAAGTCAAGCCAAACCTCATCATTGCCTGTGGAGGAACAGCTCTCTGGGCTGTCACAGGCGAGAACAGAATCACTAAGATGCGAGGGACCGTTCAGTCATCGAAATGGGGGAAAGTATTATCTACTCTACACCCTGCCACCGTCCTCTACGACTGGTCAAACAGACCGATAATTATCGCAGATTTGATGAAAGCAAAGATTGAGAGCGAATTTCCCGAGATTCGTCGGCCAAAGAGAATGCTCTTAATCAACCCAACAATGGAGGAGTTAGATGAGTTCTTCGAAAAAGCAAGAGCAGCTTCTCGACTTAGTCTCGACGTTGAGACAAGTCATGGCCAAATCACCCTCTTTGGAATCGCTATTTCTTCAACACTTGGAGCAGTTATACCTTTTTATGACGGAAGAAAATCGGACAAATCCTACTGGAAAAGAGACGACGAAATTAAAGTCCGATCACGAATTAATTATCTCTTATCCCTTCCCATCCCCAAACTCTTTCAAAATGGTCTCTACGATCTCCAGTACATACTTCGAGAACACTATCACATCAACCTTGACAGTTGTGACGACACTCTAATATTACACCACGCTCTCTTTCCAGAACTTCCAAAATCTTTAGGCTTCATGGGTTCTATCTACACAAACGAAAGTTCATGGAAACTTCTCAGAGAAAGAAAGAGCGATTCAAACAAAAGGGAGGATTCATGATGAAGACCGGAGTTCTTCGTTGGGTTAAAACTCGAGACCTTGTTTTGCATTTGGCCTTTGGCTGGCAGTGGGCCTGTGATGTAGGACCGTATTCGACAGAATTCTGCGTACTCTTGTGGTGGTGTTCAGGTGACTGCTACGATCATGAGGTTCCGAAGTGAGTCCCTGGATCGACACCTCAACTATCGATGAACATATATTCAGGGCGAAGCTATCGCCAGAGGATCAATTTCAGATCTACAACGGTCTTGATGCTTGCGTCACAGCAGAGATCTTCGATCACCTTTCAGAAGTCCTTCGGAAGAGCAACGATCATTCTGCGAGGGATTTATACAATTTCGAACGCGGAATGCAGGGCCTTGCCCTTTCCATGATGAGAAGAGGATTCCTTACCGACTCCTATGAAAGGCGACTCCAGATTGAAAAATATTCCGCAATCAAAGCTCGTGTTGAGAGTATTTTGAATAAATTTGCTGCCGCTATCTGGGGTCTCCCACTTAATCCATCCTCCCCGAAGCAACTCAAAGCTTTCTTCTACTCCGCAATGGGACTTCCGGAACAACACTCCATCGTCAACAAACAACGAATAGTTAGCTGTAATCGAGAAGCTCTCGAGAAACTCTCTGCCTACTTCCATGCTGTCCCTATCATCAACTGTATCTTCGAGGCTCGTGATGCCCAAAAGAAAATCTCCGCTCTCTCCGCAGTTAGTCAAAGTGGACGCTTCTATTCAACGTTCTCTCCAGCGTCTACAGAAACTGGCCGCTGGTCATCCTCAAAAGACGCATTCGGAGAGGGCGGAAATGCTCAGAATATTACTCCGGAACTGCGAAAAATCTTTATCTCTGATCCAGGAAGAAAGCTTATCCATTTCGACCAAAAACAAGCTGAAAGCGTTGTCGTTGGTCTTATCCTCAGTGGTCTCGGTGATGGCAGATACTTGGAGGCCTTCCGATCTGGAGACCTCCACACGATTGT